ATTTGTCTTGAAGATGAAGAGGAAAAATACAGAATCGAATTCTCTGATAAAGCTGCAAGAGGGATAACCGATGATAAACAGGCAAAAGCCGCAGCTGAGATCTTTAAAGGAACGTGGACTAAAGCAAAGAATAAATGGGGGAAAACAGTTGATGCCTATGTGATTGATGAGGTAGACCGTGAGAAGTACATTGAAAGATCAGTCATGGTAAATATGGCGTTACTAAAAAAGACTTGGGCGGAAAAGGCAATCACAGGAGCAAAACTACGAGTAATAAGAGCCTTGCTTGGCGTAAAAGGTACGTACACAAAAGAGGAACTGAAAAAGAATTTCGCAATTCCTACAGTAGTTTTTTCTCCAGATTACTCGGAGCCGTCGGTAAGACAGGCGATGCTTACCCAAGGGATCAGTTCTGTAAATAATATGTTTGGCGTTGGGGCCCTTCCGGTAAAAAGAATGGATTTTGAAAACGAGGATACATTCGATGCAGAGGCATTTGAAAACAATCCAGCATTTCAAAGTGACGCTTCGGAAGATGACGTAATGGATATTCCGGAAAACATTCCTGATGAACCACATACAAAGGAGCCGACATCTCCGTCGGAGAATGAAGGATATTTCTGTGACGGATGCGGAATTGAAATTAATGAGAGGGTGTACGAATATTCACTGAATAAATACGGACGTCCGCTGTGCATTAAATGCCAGAGAGGGGGCAGCAGGTAATGAAGATGATCAAGATTACTACTGGCAATCAAATTTCTGTTCATGACTTTCCGGATGGGAGCATTTCAGAACAAACGAAGTTGCTGTGCAAGTACATAGGACCGGAATGCGAGCTGGTAGAACACGTAATGCCAAAACGATTATATACAGAACTCAATGCTCCTCGTAAAAGAGGAAATTGTGTAAGCATGTTGGTAGATGAAGATGGATATTATCATGAATTATCCCCGAATATAGTCGATTCATGGCTTTATGAAACAGATCAGAATGGTTGCCCAATACTTGGAAACATATTGATTGTAGGCGAACAATGGATAAACGAAGGAATTTCTTTTTGCGGATTAACAGAAGAGCAGTTCTCCCTGCTCTTTCCACAGCTTAGAAATTTAACAGAGAAAGCGAGGAAAAACGGATGAAAATATTACACACAGCAGACTGGCATATAGGACAGTTTAAAGGACCTGTTGAGGATGGAGTAAATCTCCGTTCTCTTGATACCATTAAATGCCTTGAGTATATGGTTAAAGTTGCGGAAGAAGAGAAGCCGGATATGGTGTGCATTAGCGGGGATATCTTCCACCAAGAGCAGATAGGACCGGTTAGGTACTCTGATGAAATGGTTACGGCCACGAGGATTATCGAGGGATTGGCAGAGCGCTCCAAGTTTGTAGTTGTGATGCGTGGAACACCGAATCACGATGGAGCCGGACAGTTTCGGGTTCTGGAAAAGATGCTGTCGAAGAATAAAAAAATTGCAGTTGTCACTACACCGCAGGTTATCTCTACTCCAATAGCGGATGTTGCCTGTATTCCCGGGTTTGACAAACAGGAATTTCGAGCGAAATTCCCTGGCTTGTCTGCAGAGGAAGAAAATCTGACATGGACCAAGTATATATCAGATATGGTTATGGGGTTAAGGGCGCAATGCTCAAATACAAATATCATACCAGATATGACTCCTGCAATTTTGATGGCACATTATACAGTGCCAGGATGCAACATGGAATCTGGACAAACCTCATTCTTTTCAAATTTTGAACCTGTTATTCCAAGAGAAGCCATACAAGCGGCGGATTATTCGGCAGTTCTTTTAGGACACATCCACCGTCCGCAGACCATAGAGGGACTGGAAAACGTATTTTATTCTGGCGCAATAAATGCAATGAATTTTAATGATGAGGGACAAAGCAGAGGGTTCTGGATACATGAATTTGACGGGAGAAGACTTAAATCCGGAAAGCGATATGAGACTCCGTACAGGAAGTTTCAGACGGTAACATGGGCACAAGAGGATGTTGAGAATTATCTCTGCCGGGGAAAGGAGTTTCTCTTTACAGAGGGATATCCGTTCCTTGTATCAGATAAAATTGTCAGAATCAAATATAGCTGTACTGTTGAACAGAAAAAGGCACTTAATATACCGGTTTTGCAGTCTGATTTATATGAGATGGGTGCATTCTATGTAGCTGACATTGAAGCGGAAAGTATGGTTGATGTAGCAAACAGAGGTCTCTTGTCAGAGGAAAGCGATCCGTTGCTCAACTTGAAAAAATGGCTCTCTGAGAAATGTGTAAAAGATGCGGACAAGATCGTTGAACTGGGCGAACCAATTATTTCAGTTGCTATGAAGTCGGAAACGACATCAGAGAACCATGGAGTTTTCCGTCCGGTATCAATCTCGGTTAAGAACTATCGAAATTATAAAGAAGAAGGTTTTGATTTTTCTGATGTTTCATTTTGCTCTATCAATGGTGTAAATGGAGCGGGAAAGAGCAGTCTTTTCATGGATGCTATTGCTGATTGCCTATACGAAGAAACAAGAGAAGGGGATAACAAAGCATGGATCCGAGGGACGGAAGATGCAAGAAGTGGCTCGATAGAATTTGTGTTTGATATTGGGGATAAGCGTTTCCGGGTTGTGCGGACAAGAACGAAGTCAGGCAGGGCAACCTTGAACATTTCGCAAAAGGATGGAGAAGAATGGCTGAACCTGTCTGCAGAGAGAATAAAAGATACACAGGCTGAAATAGAGAAAATCCTTGGTATGGATTCAATGACATTCCGCAGCTGCGCTTTAATCATGCAGGACCAGTATGGGTTATTCTTGCAGGCTAAGAAAGAAGATCGCATGACTATCCTTGGAAATTTATTGGGGCTTTCGGTTTATGGTCTGATGGAACAGGAAGCAAAGAAGCTTCTGGCAGATACAAAGCGGAATCTTCTTTCTAAGAAGGAAGCTGTAAAAGTAAAATCCGAGTTCGTTGCAGAAAAAGGAAATCCGGACGGAGAACTTGAGAATTTGGAAAAAGAGGCTTCTGAATTTGACCAGATACGTAAGATGACAGAACAGGACATTGAGGTATGCAAAAAGCAGATTGCAGACCGTAAAGAGGCACAGGATAAAAGTACTGAACTTTTGCAATCTACTGATACAGCGAAAAAAGAGCTTCTCTCAATACAATCCGAGAAGGAAGCAGCAGAGAAAGAAATGGAAACGTGCGATGTTTTTCTGAAAAATTCTGAAATCATCATGGCGAAAGCGGCGGAATATGAAGCTGCGGAAGAAACCGTAAAAAAACTGGCTCCCGATGTAATGGAATACGAGTCGTGCAAGCGATCTTTGGAAGAAAAACAAAACCAGATCCTGCGTTATGAAAATATTATTAACACAACTCAAATTCAGAACCGATCAATAGAGGAACAACTTTCTAAGATTGAGACTGCAGAGGAAGAACTTATTTCGCAGAAGCTTTCTGAGCTTGAAGACAAACGAAAGGAACTTGCAGAAATACGGGAGAAAAAGGACCGGTGTTCAGCCGTATGTGCAGAGGTAAATAAGAAGCATGGAGAAGTAACCGAAACTGTACATGGTCTTTCTACACAATTGCGGCTCGCAGAGTCGGATCTTGATTCGTACAAGAAACAGCAGGAGTTTATGGATAATTCCGGATGCCCTGATATTGAAAATGCAACATGCAGATTTCTTGAAAAAGCCAGGGAAGATGTTGCGAAAATCAAAAAGACGGAAGAAGAGATAGCGGAAATAAAAGAAAGTATCCGAATTGCCAAAGAAGATTACGCAACGTATGCAGCTGAAAAGAAAAAGGAGATTGCAGAAATCGGGTATTCAGAGGAACAGGAGAAGAACGTTCTTAGTGAAATCACTAATCTGGAGACTTACCAAAAGCGGAAAGATGAGATAGACAGACTGAAAGCTTTAAAAGCCCGTTTAGAAGGGGAGAAAGCCTCTAATGATAAAACAATAGTTTCATGTACTGAAAATGTCTCTACGGTCAAATTAGAAAGCCATAAGATAACGGAAAACGTTTTAAAGCTAACTGAAACAGTTGAAAGATATCAAGAAGCAAAACGAATATCGGAAGAACTGCGGATATATGCAGATCAGAAAACCAATATTCCGGTTTACGCAGAGAGAAAGAAGCATATAGCCGAAAAGCTGAAAGATCTTGAAGAACGGGAACGGCTTAAAAATGAAGAGTGGTCTAAGTTGTGTGCCGAATATATCCGTTTGAACGAAGAACTTGCTGGATTGCCGGAAGGAAAAGAAGAAAAACTTTCCGAGCTGGAAAGAAAGAAGATGGAATTGGAGGAAAAAGCAGCTTCCATGCAAGTCAGAAAAGGGGTGCTGCTTCAGCGGATAGAGGATACAAAAAAAGCAAATGAAGAAATCAACCAGCTTAAAGCAGAGATTTCCCGGGATGCAGAGAAAGCGGCTCGGTATGAGGTGCTGAAACAGGCATTCTCCCAGGACGGAGTGCCGCATCAGATTGTCAGAAATATTATTCCTCATATCACTGATACGGCGAATAACATCCTTGGTCAGATGACCGGCGGAACCATGGGAGTTGAATTTGTAATGGAACGCACCGTAAAAGGAAAGGATGGAGATAAAGCTACTCTGGATGTACTTATCAACGAATACGGAAAAACGACACTGCCGTATGCTTCAAAGTCTGGAGGCGAAAAAGTAAAGTCTTCCCTTGCTGTTATTCTTGCTCTTTCGGAAATTAAGGCGACTGCAGCCGGTATCCAGCTTGGGATGTTGTTCATTGACGAGCCCCCGTTCTTGGATGATGATGGAGCACAGGCCTATGTGGATTCTCTTGAAACAATCCGTAGCAGGTATCCGGATGTAAAAGTGATGGCAATCACACATGATGATGCGATGAAAGCAAGGTTTAGTCAGAGTATCACAGTTATTAAGACTGACGAAGGATCAAAAGTAATCTGCTAGGAGGAAACATAATGGGAAAACGATACTATTGGTTAAAGCTGCCGGAGGGATTCTTCCGGCAGAAGCCGATAAAGAAATTACGGAAGATTGCTGGCGGGGATACCTACACAATCATTTATCTGAAAATGCTGCTTATTGCGATGAAAAATGATGGCAAGCTTTACTTCGAAGGCGTAGAAGATGATTTTTATGAGGAATTGGCACTGGATCTTGATGAAGATTCGGAAAACGTAAAAGTAACGGTCTTATTCCTGATTCGACAAGGGTTAATGGAGTTGGTTGATGAAACAGAGTACCGCCTAACGGAATGCGATAAAATGGTTGGTTCAGAAAGTGCAAGTGCTGAACGAGTAAGAAAACATAGAGAACAGAAAGCGTTACAATGTAACAGCAATGTAACAGGAGTGAAACGCATCGGTAACGTAGAGAAAGAGATAGAGAAAGAGATAGAGAAAGAGATAGAGAAAGATACTATATGTCCGGAGGTAATAACCTCCAGACCGGAAGTGTTCATTTCACTTCCTCTGGTTACTGGATCAGGATCTTTTGATGTCACCTTGGACTACCTCAATTCTCTTAGAAACTTATATCCAGCCATTGATGTTGAGCAGGAGTTTCGGAAGATGTATGCGTGGCTTGACAGCAATCCTAAGAACCGAAAGACAGAAAGAGGGATAAAGCGTTTCATAACTGGATGGCTCGGAAGGGCGCAGGATAAGGCACCGATCATAAAAGCAGGAGGAATGCAGGACAACCGTAGAATGACAACGGGGCAATACATGGAATCTACGGCAAATTGGTATGGAGGTGGAAACTAATATGACACCACAGGAGTTTGATGTGATAAGAGCTGCGATCAAAAGTGCATATCCAACGTTTAACATCATGCCTGACAGGTACAGTATTCAGTTGTGGTACCGAATGCTTGGAGACATCGACTTCAAGATCTGCGAGACAGCACTTCAAGAACTGATCGCAACACAGACGTATCCTCCGCAGATTGCAGAAATAAGAGCGAAATGTGCGGATTATACATCGCCACAAATAAAAGATTCCGGAGAAGCCTGGGGTGATGTACAACGTGCAATCCAGAAATACGGATATTACCGGTCAGACGAGGCGGTGGAAAGCCTGTCTGGTCCGACAAGGGAAGCTGTAGAACGGATGGGCTTCCGGGAGCTGTGCCTGGGAGATAATCCAGTTGCGAACCGAGCACATTTCTTCAAGATTTATGACGCTATTGTACAGCGCAAGATCAATGACAGCCTACTTCCGGAGCTTGTATTGAAAAAGAAATCAGAGTACATGCTTAGCAGCAGGGAACAGGAGAAGAAGACACCGAAAATCGAGGATAAAGACCCAGACTCTGCAAGAAATGTATCAACCCCTGAATTCATAGATAAGCTCATGAGGGAGAAGGGATTGCGATGAAGGCGAAGAAAGAAGTGCAAGAGATACAGGGGACAAAGCAGGAATTCTTAAAAGTCTTTCGGGAAATGTGCTACAGCCGGAGTGCATGGCAGGTTTGGGCAGATCTCATTAGCATGATAGCGTGCTCTCTGGCGAATTCCACAGATCCGGACAAGGCGGGTGTTCGATATTTGGAGAGGGAGCAGGAGTACAAACAATGCGCAGAGCGTCTTGGCGGTGTAGATAAGCCGTCACGGTGCATGGCTGTAATCGTTGAAGCTCTCGAAAGAAACCCGGAACAGGATTTCCTCGGAGAATTGTTCATGGAATTGAAGCTTGGAAATCATTGGAAAGGACAATTTTTCACGCCCTATTGCGTATGCAAGGCAATGTCAAATATGGTTACGGGCGATGTGGACGAGCAGATAGAGCAAAGGGGATATATAAGTGTTTGCGATCCTGCCTGCGGGGCGGGCGCAACACTGATTGCCACCGTAAGTGAGATGAAGTTGTCAAAATATAATTTTCAGAACCATGTCCTGTTCGTGGGGCAGGATGTTGACCGGGTGGCGGGAATGATGTGCTACATACAGCTTTCGCTGCTTGGATGCGCCGGATATATTTGCATCGGAGACACGCTGACAAATCCCGTAACAGGACATGTGCTTTTTCCACAAGAGAGAGAAGGGCAGGAATTTTGGTATATGCCTATGTTTCGGATGGATGTGTGGTCGCTGCGACGGATGTTCCATT